AATTGTAGACAAAGTTTGCAATAGTTGGATCAATTGCTTTTTCAATTACTGTAAATCTATCTTTTTTAAAATTATATTTAGTCATTATATATTTACCTTTGCCATTTCTTTTGGAACTGCTTGTATGTTAAAATGAATAAATCTAAATGGTTCTTTACCATGATCTACTGCATATTCATGTTCCATATATCCTGGGAAGAATATAAGGGTTCCTGGTTTAACTTTAAAGTGCACAAGTTCTGTACCATGTGTAATTGCATCTGGTTTTTTAAGTTTTAACTTTGTACAACGTGCCCCTGTTCTAGGTTCATGAAATATTGGATAAGAAGTTAATTCACTTGCTTTAAGAAAATAAAATCCACCTACATGTTGATTATGATGAATGTGAGCTGAATGATGACCACCCCCATTTTTAGAAAATTCTTGTACCCAACTTTCAGAAAAGAAAGTTGTATATTGTTGCATATCAAATCCTTGCCAATCTAAAAACTCCCAAGCTTTTTGACCAACATAATTATGAAAATCTCTAAACTTAGTATCTGCAGTTAGTGGTGTTGAATGATATGAAGTACCAAAATCTCCATTTTTTTTAATATCTGTTTTTCTTAAATCTCTAGATTCTTTAATATATTTGTCAGTTGCTTTAGTAAGCGATTTTACAAATTCTGGTTTATCTTCCATCCAGATTGGTGTTTTAAAATACTCGTTTATAAACATATTATTTAAAAGGATATCCAAGGTGCCATACTACCAATGAATATCTAGTTCCTCTTGTTACAGGTTGGACTCGATGCCACACAAAACTTGGAAATACTACTATCGAGCCTTTAGGTAATATTTCTTTTACAGTTAACAAATGTTTATCTTCATCACGCATGTGAGGATCATAATTTCTACAATCAAATTGTAATTCACCTCCTTGATATTCACTACCATCTGTTAATTGACAAGTCATAGATAACTTTCTAATTTTACCGTGACTATTTGGATCTTCTGGTTTATTGTAAGGTACATCCCAAGAATCACAATGCCAATCATAATATTGATTTAATTTATATTTTGTAAATTGACAAGATTCAGAAAAATCCCAATCAAAATTCCAACCAGCTTTTTTATTTGCCTCGTGCACGTACGGGTGTATTTCTTTATAAATCCATTTATCATTTAACCAAACAATATTAGAATTTCTTTTTTTTTTTAAATCTATAACTTCTTCTTCTTTTAATGGTTGTTTTTTTAAATCTCTATTAGAACCAAGTCCTCCAGTAATAGCTAAATCTTCCTGATGTTGTAAACCATATTTAATGACATCATCACAAAATTTTGGAGTTAAAACTGATTTAAAATAGTAAAAATAATTAGATAAATTCATAAGTCGTAGTTAGTATAAAGTTTAATTGTTCTGATGTATTAGCAGTTATATGATATCTTTGTGTAGAAGGGAACATTACAAAATCATTGTTGTTTAAAGGTATTTCCCAACTTCTTCCTTTTCTTCTATTGTCATCATATTCTATAAATACTTTACAAGAATCTTTACCAACGTTCACTCCATAGAGCATTACATAATCTGGAGAATGTCTTAAATCTACAGGATCAACTTGTAATAATGAATTTGAATGTTGTCTTGGTTTATAAATATTACCAATTGTTTTTTTATGAACTAATGTAAATCCGTGTTCTAAATTAATATGTTCACGTAGATATGTTTGTAACATATCCCAAGATCTGGAAAATGGAAATTCTCTATTGTAAATAGTAGACGATAAAATATCTGAGCCCAACGATTCGCGGTTTATTTCAAATCCTTTAGGCATTTCTACTTGACCGAAATGTAAGTCTATCTGTGACAAAACTTTCTTATGCATACCTATTACAGTATGTAGTAAACTTTTATAAAGATGTCAAGAATTAAGATCTAGTTTTTAAATCCCAAGATTGCCCAGCTTCATTCCATGAATAATAAGACATTGCTGTCTTTTGTTCTTCAGTTAATGCTGGTGCATCACCAATTGGTGATTTCCAAGATGCAGTTGCTACATCTTTTACCCATGAATTAAATGGTTTTTTTGGCCAAAAGATTTGATCATCTTCATCCCAAGTATATCCAATTCCTGCGTAATTTCCTCTAAAAGGTGTTCCACCTTTACTGTGTTTTCCACCTGCTGTATTGTAAGATGTTTGAATCCACATCTGAGCTGGCCAGTTATTATGTCTCTCTAAATATTGTTGACCTACTGATTCGTCTTCAACATTAGATGCATTCATCATATCACTGTTGTTCAGTGTTAATACTGCTATAACTTTTCCGTTAGCTCCTAATTTTGCAAAATGTGCCATAATTGTCTCCTATTATATTTTAGTTTTTGTTAATTGTAAATCCATAATTTTTATTGGAATTTGTATCTTATTACTACTATTCCTGATCCACCAGATCCTCCAGCACCACCTGAATTTCCTTCTCCGCCTCCGCCTCCACCACCTGTGTTAACTGTTCCTGGTGTTCCAGCACCAGAAGTTGTACCTGTACCACCACCGCCAGATCCTCCAGCACCAGCTGTATTTCCTGAAGCGTGTCCACCACCACCTCCTCCTGCAAAATATCTACCAGGGGCTGGTCCTGGTGTTCCATAAGAAGGACTTGTTGGTCCGAATAATGTTGTAGCTATAGGTGAACCTACTCCCCCTGCTCCAGAAACTGCATTAGGACTTGGGGCATTTCCTGCTGCTCCTGCTCCTCCTCCTCCACCTGCTCCATATGGTGGTGCCGCAACGTTTGCTCCACCAGGATTACCTTGAGATGGACTTACTGGAGGTGTGTTTCCTGCTGCTCCTGGACTTGTAGAACTCCCTGCTCTACCTGATCCTCCTCCTGATCCACCTGCCGCACCTGCTGAAGGATCAACATCTCCTGTTCCTCCACCTCCTCCACCTGTACTTGTAATTGTTGAAAATATAGAGGGAGTTCCTGGAGTTCCCGTAGATTCTGTTAAAGGTGCACCTTTTCCAGCTCCACCTCCACCAACTGTAATTGGATAAGCTTGTGCTGTAACTGGTAAACCTGCTGTTGATGGATTTGGATAGTTTTGTCTGAAACCTCCTGCTCCAGCACCTCCTGAAGCACTAAATCCAGCACCTCCTCCACCAGCTACTACTAAATATTCTACTGAATTAGATCCTTGAGAATTTCCTGCGCAAGAAACTGTAAAAGTTCCAGGACCTGTAAATACGTGAGTTTTAAAATCTCCACATGTTAAAACTGTTCCACCTGTTGCTGCTACAAATCCTGGAACTGGTAAATCAGCATCTGTTGCTCCATATATTGCTGACCAACCTTGTGTTGCGTCAATATAAATTAAAGTAAGTGATTGTCCTTGAACAGTTATAATTCCATTATAAGCAGATCCATTAATGTTAGAACCATTTCTTCCAATCGTTAAATTATTTGTATCAAATGTATTTGCATAATCTTTTAAAGCTACTATATTTCCAGCTGAAGGTGTTGCTGGAAGTGTCATTGTAAATGCTCCACCTGATGTATCACAAAAATACCCTACACCATTAACAGCAGTAAACCCTGTTGTTTTTTTTGTTGTGTCCCAATCAACTGTTCCAGTTCTACCAAAACCTGTCGCCGTTCCGCTATTCGTAATTGTCGCACCTGCTGCAATTGTAATGGTACTACCTGATTGAGCAACGATATCTGCTCCACTTGGTAGTTGGAAATCAGTGCCAGAATTACCTAAAGTAATCGCGGTTCCGGATCGTTGACTAATTTTATTTACTTTAATTTCACTCATAATTTTATTTTATTGGAATTTATATCTTATAATAACTATTCCTGAACCGCCATTACCAGAAGTTCCAGGATTGTTACCTCCATTACCACCCGAACCACCTCCAGTATTTGCTGTAGCATTTGCTGAAGAAACAGGACTACAAAGATTACCATTACTTCCACCACCTGCACCTCCTAAAGCACCTGGAGGAGGATTTCCTGGAGCTTGTGATCCACCTCCACCTCCACCCGCAAAATATCTAACTCCTGGGACTGGTCCTGTTGTTCCAGCACAAGCAACTGCAAAAGAAGGTGATACATAAGAACCTACACCACCAGTTCCACCTCCAGAAGGACTTCCATTATTACCCACAGCTCCTGCACCACCTCCTCCACCACCAGCCCAATAAAAAGGTCCTCCTGGACTTCCTGGTGTACCTATTCCTCCATTATTTCCTTGTGAAGGATTAACTGGGGGTGTATTTCCAGATCCAGCTGTTCCTTGACTACCAGGTGGTGAATCTGAACCAACAGCAGATCCTCCTCCAGAACCTCCATTAATTCCATCTCTATTTCCAGCAGGAGATGTAGCACCTCCACCACCTCCTGTTGATGTTATTGTTGAAAAAATTGATGGATTACCAGAATTACCCTTACCACTAGATACTCCTGCTCCTCCTGCTCCAACTGTAATTGGATAAGCTGTTGCTGTGACTGTAATTCCTGTTGGTGTTGCTAAAGGTGAAGTTGTTGGTGCTGGTAAACTATAAGAATTAGACATTCTAAAACCACCTGCTCCTGCTCCGCTACCCGCTCCAGGTGAATTCCCAGTACCTCCACTACCTCCTGCCGCTACTACTAAATAATCTACTGCTGTTGATCCTCCAGGATTACCAACATTTGTTACTGTAAAAGTTCCTGGACCAGTAAAAGTATGAATTTTAAAATCTCCACAAGTAGTAATTGTTCCACCTGTTGCTGTTATGAATTCCGCAGTTGAAATTTGATTAAATGTTTGACCAACTGTTTTCCAACCTTCAGTTGCATCTACATATACTAATGTATAAACTTGACCATTAATTTTAATTGTTCCATCAACCGCAAATCCATCAATAAGGGATCCATTTCTACCAACTGTAATATTATTTGTAGCTGAAGTATTTGCATAATCTGCAATCGCTACGATATCTCCTGCTGCAGGAGTTGAAGGTAAATTTACTGTGATTGCAATTGACGTTGTATTTATAAAATAACCATTACCAGATACTGCTGTTACTGGTGAAGATGTTTTAGGAGTTGTATCCCAATTCACGCTCCCCGATCTACCAAACCCGCTTTGCGAAGCGCCTGCTGCTAATGTAACCGTGTCTCCCGAAGCGCCGATTGTAATAACGTTAGCTGATTCGCTAATTATATTAGCACCACATTGATTCTGAAGATTATCTACTTTAATTATACTTGTCATATTTATTGAAATTTATATCTAATTATTACTATACCTGAACCGCCAGCTCCACCTGGATTATTTGCTTCTGCTCCAGCTCCTCCACCTCCACCTGAATTTGCTCCACCAGCACCACCAGCACCACCAGAACCAGGGCCTCCAGTATTTGTTCCATTAGCACCTGAATTTATTGCACTTCCTCCACCTGTTCCAAAACTAGAAGGACTTGGATTAAGTGGTCCTGTACTTGCTGCAGATCCTCCACCTCCACCTAATCCACCATTTCCTCCTACAATTGGTAAACTTGCAGTTGTTCCTGCTGTGCCTCCACCACCTCCGCCACCCCAATAATAATTATTTCCATCTATATTTACTTGTAATCCAACTCCACCATTTCCACCTTTTGTTGGAGTATTTCCACCATTTACTCCTACCGCATTTGCTCCACCCCCTCCACCACCTGTATATCCTGGACTTGCAGCAGTTCCATTTCCTCCATTATTTCCTTGTGATGGACTTGTAGGAGGTGTATTTCCTGCTCCACCTATTCCTCCTGAAGGACCATGACCTCCTCCTCCACCTGATCCTCCAGAAGATCCTCCTCCACCTCCACCCACTGGAGTACTGGCTGGACCTCCTGCTCCACCACCATTAGACGTTATTGTTGAAAAAACTGAATTATTTCCATTAGAACCAGGAGTAGGTGCACCAGATGCAGCAGCAGCACCAGCTCCTACTGTAATTGGATATCCTTGAGCTGTTACTGGTAGCCCTGCTATTGATGGACTTGGATAATTTGATCTTACTCCACCTGCACCACCACCTCCACCAACGTGAAAACCACCTCCGCCTCCTCCAGCTACTACTAAATAGTCTACTGAATTAGATCCTTGAGCATTTCCAGCACAAGAAACAGTAAAAGTTCCTGGTCCTGTAAATGTATGAATTTTAAAATCTCCACATGTTAAAATTGTTCCGCCTGTTGCTGTTACAAATTGTGCTGTTGGTAAATCAGATCTATTTCCTGAATCTGTTACAATCCATCCTTGTGTTGCATCAACATATACAAAAGTTACTGAAAGACCATTAGTTGATAAAATTGAATTAGTTGCAATTCCACCAATATTAGATCCATTTCTTCCAATTGTTAAATTATTAGTTGCAAAAGTATTTGCATAATCTGCTATACCTACAACGGCCCCCGCTGCGGGAGTCGCTGGAAGTGTTACTGTAAATGCTGCTGAAGTTGTATCGCAAAAATATCCAACTCCAGATGTTGCTGTAAATCCTGTAGTTACTTTTGTTGTGTTCCAAGATACTGCTCCTGTAGGACCGAATCCTGCAGCTGTACCTTGATTTGAAATCGTTGCACCAGATGGAATAATAATAGTATCTCCACTTGCGCCTAACGTTAAGTTAGTCCCGCATTGTGGTTCAACTGCATTGACTTCTAGTTTACTCATTAGATAATTACCAACGTTCCTGTTACTGTAAATGCATTTACAATTGTTACTGGTCCTGCAAGAACTGCAGATTCAATAACCACGTTTTGATTTTCTAAAACTTGAGCATGAGTATAGATATCCTGTGCTCCCGGTTTATTACCGATATAAGTTGTAGTATATAAACTATCCATATTTTTACCTATGCACTAATTGAATCTACCACGCTTACATAAACATCAGCAGAAGTTGCAGTATTTGATTGTACTCTAAGTAAATCAGTATTCTGCATCACAAATTTAGCACCACCTGTAACAAGTTCAACTGAACTTGATGGTGGAATGCTTAAATCTTTTGCAATGTATCTAACGGTACTTCCTGTTACAGAAACCCATACATCAACGGTGATTGCTGAAGATAATATGTTTGCGATCCTAATTCCAATAACTGCGTCATTTGAATTTGCTGTAAAAATAGTGCTAGCACTGTTAGTTGCTTGTGCGCTATATCTTACGAAATCTTGTGCCATATGTTCTCCTTATTATTATAATGCGATTGCCATGGCAACAGCAAATCCATTACTTGCTGCACCTACTGGCGCTCCTGTTGAATCTAAATACACTGCTTTACTTGCTGGTAATGTACAAAATACATCTTTTGTTCCACTAGTAAAAGTTACAATGCTATCAGAGTTAGAACTTGTTAAAATTGTTGTTCTAGTTAAAACAGTTCCACCTGCATTAAGTGTTCCTAATCCAACTTCCCATTCATTAGTACCTTGATTAAAAATAGCATAGTAAGTTGTATTGTTACCACCAATACCTAAAGCAAAAGTTTCAAAACCAGTTTGTGCTCCGGCCAAAGTAAATGTACTTGCACCTGTTGAGGTACTAGTTTCTTTTACTCGGTCGTTTATTACTAACGCCATTTATTTTTAATCTCCTTATTAAGAAGTTATACTAATAATTGCATCTGAACCAGAAGGTGAACCACTTGTAGGACTTGGAAATGTAATTGTAAAAGTTCCATTGGTACAAGTTTTGTTTCCTCCAAAATCTAATACAACAACCAGTTTACTACTACTAGTAGTATTATATATTGCTCCAAACGCTGCAGTGAAAGTTGCAGGTGTTGGTGTTCCAAATACAGAATCTGCAAAATCAACAGTTGCAACGTTACTCACGTTTGAAACTGCCTGACTCGCTAATGTATTTCCGCCAGCGGGATATTGACTACCACCTCCAGAACTTACTTCACTAGTTGCAGTGAATACAGTGCTTGCTGTTGTATATGGATTTGCTGTGTATAATGCTATTTTAAAAGTGTTTCCAGCTGAAGCAAAATTATGCGTTCCCGATAGTAATTCTACTGGGAATGAAAACGGTACTATATTTGCCATTTATTTTTCTCCTTGTTATTTATAACTTGACGGTGATTTAGAAATTAATTGAGCACGAACTACACCATCTTTGTATTCGTCTCTGCGTCTTTGGCCGATTTGCTCGACTGCGTACGATTCAAGAGCTTTTTCATATTCTTGAGAGTAGTATTGTAACATATCTACAGGACCTTTCAAGTATCCATATGCATTAACTAGGCATGCATATAAAAGTAGATCTTGGTATTTATTAGATAAATAAGTGCCTATAGTACTAAAAGAATTAGCAGTAGTAGGTAATGTAGTACTTGTAATACTCTCGGGTTCCTTGTTATAAGCTAAAGTAATATCATAAGTCTTATCAGGAGTAGGTGCTACTACCCAAAAATTCTCATCCCAATTAGCATAATATTTAGGAATATCTACATTAGCAGTTCCTGGAGTAGAGTAAAATTCAGCTATAAAACTAGTATCTCTTTGCTCTAAGTAATATTGATTTCCTGCCGAATCAGTTAATTGAACATATCTTATTACTCTTAAATCATCAGGTATAGTTACATATCTATTTCCAATAACTAAATTAGAAGTAGCATAAAAAGCACTTTGATCTGTATCAATAGATCTATAAATTTTATTTTCCGCATTTACTATAATTGGATTTAAAATAGTACTTGTAAAAACTGTAGAATCTACTTCAGTATAATTTCTAATATCATTTTCTAAATTTGCTAATGTGTATGCCATATTAAACTGCTCCTAATGTTACTGGACCTGCAGAACAACTTGATCCGCCGCCATTTATATTTCCTGTAATAGCATTATTACTACTAGTAAAAAAGAAATAATTTTCAGGAGTTGTTAAACCACCTGCTGCTGTAACTACACTTCCATTTGATTGAATTTGTCCAACAGTAATTGTAAATCCATTTGTATTATCAATATCACTTACTCCATCAAAAGTTGGAATAGGTGCAAATTGTTTTAAGTTAGGTGTATTAGGACCTCCCGCGCCCGCGGACACGACCTGCGCTGGTCCTCTTAATCTTACTCTACTTCCAGTAGTTCTTTGATGATCTTGAGAATAAACATTTATATAAGTTACTCCATTATAAATTACAGTTTGAAATGGATTATTAGTTAATAAAATTAATTGTGGTGTATCTGCTTGTTGAACTCTTGGATTACGTAAAGCTTGTGGATCACTTCCTACTGGCTTTGGATCTAACTGTGGTTGTTTTTCTTCATACTCAGAATAATGAACTAAAAATCCATTCCATTCTCTAACCATTTCTGTATAAGGAAATCTCATTCCAGATCTATCAGAAATTGCGTAAGCTTGTTTTCCTTTTGCAAAAGTACCCATTATGACATTACTCCATCACCATAAAATGTATTTGGAGATATAAAAGTAGATATACCTTCATTATCTGCTTGCATAGCTCTTAACAATTCATCTTCATAAATTAATTTTAAATTTTGAACTAATTCTGGTGAATACTTCATACTTAAATAATAAGAAAGTCCTGAAATCATACATGGATAAAAACGATTTACGATATCTGTTGTATTTGTATAAGCACCTACGTCCTGAATTTTTGCCATATAATAAAAACAAAATTGATAACTAGATGGTGTAGACGTACTAGATACACTTGAACTTGCTGTTGCATATATATAAATACTAGGATTTATTTTTCTATCTACATAATATTGAGAAGGTGTCCCTTGTGCTAATTTATTAGGTGTTGCATTGTAAGCTGATCTATCAATTTGAGTTAATGCAATATCTTGTGGATTAGATGTATCTGAATTGTTTCTATAAAAAGCTTCCATAACATCTGAAATATCATTTGGAAAATTAACAGTATCATTTGCATAATTATATTCAGCTTGTCCTAATATTAAAGGAATTTTTGCAAGTTTTATTTTCCATAAATGGATGCCTCTATTTTCCCATTCTTGAAATAAAATGTTTAAAGAACGTCTTGCACTTTTTAACTGATATCCAGTTCTTGTACCTTTAATGTTAGTTCTTTCATAAGCTTCTTCTATAATATCATCAATTGTAGGATTAAAAGAAGTAGTATTAGAAGTAGGTGGAGTAACTTGAGAAGTGTTACCCATACCTGCTAATGTTGAAGCGTAGTAAAATAATACCGGAGCGCCTATGGTTGCTACTGGAGCAACTATAATTTGAGTGTATGCTCCTGAAGTTCCAGCTGTACCAACAGTTGTTACACCATTAGTATAAGCCACTCCTCCTGATGTGTTAGTTCCATCTTTAGTAGATGAGAAAGCTAAAGTAAAACCTGAATTACTTGAAGCACTTTGATCAAATATATAAGTACTACCTTCTTGTAATTGCAATACAGGACTAACAGTACCATTAATAAAAAATTTATTAGTACCCGCACCAAATGCGTTTTGACCCGTTGCGACGGTTACTTTGTAAGTTGTAGTCGCCATGCGATATTAATTTGCTGTTAAACCTGGTGCAGAATATCTATCT